TGTCAAGTATTAACTGTGCTTCCATACCAGCTTGCGTGTCTAAATCACCTAATTTTGTTAATCTATATATCTCTATATAGTTCAGACTATATCTTCATTATATATTCTATTACCAAATATATAATACCTCCCGTTTCCATATAATTATTATATGTACTCTACTCGCTTCTTCATATAGATATTTCTTCTATACTATGCTTTCGATAGTCGTTGAACCTTACTCTTTCGAGTCTTGGCTGCTGATTGTCCACTTCGGAGTTCCCAGCAATTAAAGAGGTTTTACACCCCCAGTGAAATTTAGGGGTACATGTAAAAATACGAGCATACATACCATTATTTCTTTTAGCATTTGCAGCCGCTGTTTCATAAGTAGAAACTGAGTTAGATATAATCGTACCAATATGATTTGTGAACTCCGGCTCGTCAAAATATTCGATAGGCGCCGTCATTCCACGAGCAAGAGACAAACCACTCTCGTATGATGTTGCTTTTGCTTTTGTAATAATAGAGTTTCCATTTATAGGATTAGAAATCATAGTAGCGTTATCTTTACCTTTCTGTAAAGAACCATTTTCATCTACTACAGCATTACCTCTCATATATTCTGGTAATACTCTTATCTGGTCTCCTAATCTTTTTAGGTTTGCTTTAGCTTGGTCTCCATCTTTATTAACAAAAATAAATTGTGAATTTGTAGTTCCAAATTTATATGCCCATGTTAATAAAGCTACAGCTGATTCAGTTTTACCCTGCTCATTATGTTAATCTATATATCTCTATATAGTTCAGACTATATCTTTATCTTATAATCCATTAGCAATTACAAGATACCTCCCGTTTCCATACTTTTCTATATGTACTCTACTCATTTATTCATATAGATATTTCTTCTATATTATACTTTCGATAGTCGTTGAACCTTACTCTATAAATAGAGTCTTGGCTGCTGATTGTCTTTCTCTTAATAGAGTTAAGAGTTCCCAGCAATTAAAGAGGTTTTACATTCTATATCACTATAGAAGGAGGCAACATTTCGCCTCGGTAGGCAAAGCCATGAATCAATACCGTGGAGAATACAGTAAGCTTGAGCAATATTTCCTCTATTAGCTTTATAAGCAACAGTAGAACCACCTTGTGTACTAATCCTACAAATTTCTCTAAGATAGTACCAAGGGTTTCTTGCACATTCTGTAAGTACTCTACTAATCTGGTCTCTAGTAAGTGTGGTATGACCATTCTTATCTACAGCGTGTGGGTCAATATTAATAAGGCTATAATCATATATATTTAACATAAAATACCAATTCTTAATACCTAATTTTTTTAAATCACTCGCTACTTGTAGAAAAGATTTATTACCAGTTCCCAAATCATAGAACTTATCATTTATTTTAGCTATTCTACCCATTAAGAAAAATCCTTTCTTTAATATAATTAGCTTTATAGTAAAGTGATTAGTATTAATTAATAACCGAAAAAACTTAACTATTAATATACTAAAAAATTTCAAGAAGGGAATTTTTCTAATATGGAAAATATAAAAGAAAATGTAACTGAAGTAACTAATGAAGAGGTAGTTCAGGAAGAACCAAAAAAAGCAGGTTTTAACCATAATGATTTTAAAAGTATTATGGAAATGATTAAGTCTATGGACGAGCAGCTTAAATATCTTAAAGATATGAGTGAAGGTCTTGTTAGAAATAATTATGGTCTTAAGACTTCAGTACTTGAAGATATTATCAAGTATGATAAGAAAGAAATAGAAACTATGGATAGAAATACTATGGTAGAATTTCTTTCTAAGTATGTAAATGATAAAAATACTCTTATAGATTTAGAAGCATTAAGTGATGATGAAGTTAGAGAAGAGATGATGGAAGTTAAGAATTCATCATTAGTTCTTTTATCAGCAAAGTCTGGTGCAGATAAACTTAAAGAAGAGAGTAATACTATATTCACAGAGTATATGAATTATGTAACTTCTGATAAAGCAAAAGAGATTAAGAAAAAGAATTTAGAGAATCTTAAGCAGTCTCTTGAATTAGAGAAAGATGCACATAAGAAGAGAGAAATGGAAGAAATGATTAGAGTAATGGAAAGCTCTATGAATTATGATTTCCTATATGATAGATTTAGACAGCTTGGTGATAAAGAAGTCCAGAATATAAAAGAAGGATTCTTCAATGATAGAAGAGGAAGTTATATAATGGAAAGATTCTATAAGAAGATGAAGATGTTTGGATTCAAACAGGATTTATATACATACTTCCTTAATATAGAAGAAACTTTCTTAGATGAGAAATATCACCCATTCAATAACTTATTCCTCTATATTTATGCAAGAATGATAGCATATTCAGACCCATATAACAAGAAAGATGTTATGTTTGTTAATGCTATTAATAGTGGATTAGCAAGTCTTATTTATCATAAGTTTGAATCTACAGAACAGGAATTAAACTTTAAGGGAATTATCATGGGAATTGATGATTACTTTATGGATGATAGAGAGTTCTTTGAGAAGAATAATACAACTTATGAAAAGCACCCAGAGAGAATTGAATATGAAGCTGGTAAAGAAGATGCTCTTAAGAAATTCTATATAGAGAAACTTCATAGTTTAGATATTACTGATTTTGACGAGTCATTACCATCAAAAGAATTAAAAGCTATATATGAAGAGAAGTATAATACATTAGTATCTACTCAGGTAGAAGAGTATGATAATGAGCAGAAAGCAAAAGAAGAAACTGTAGAAGAAGTTGATGCTCCAGTAGATGAAAATACTAAAGTTATGAAACCAGAAATAGTTGAGGTGAAATTAAACGATGAAGAAAAGAGTGAAGAAGAAACTGTGGAATAGATTCTTTAGAGATATCCATAGAATACTAAGTAGCTTTAGTATAAACCGATAAATAAAAAATAATTCTTGTGTAACATAATAGTAAGGTAAGTGCAATTACCTGGACATTGATAACTCCTATAAAAGTTTGTATACCGTGACGAAATTTGGGTCGTCACGGTATATTCTTTCCCTTTTAGCACATTCAGTTAAACTAGACTAATACGAAAGGATTTAATTAATATGGCTTCATATTTTAAATCAGATGGAAAATATATTTATTTAGAAGCAGATTATGCAGAATTCTATTTACCAGAAGATTATTTTGATGAAACTGGTAAGTTTGCAGAAGATAAAGGTGATATGATAAGAACCTTAGGTATATTTACTGTAGGTATTTTTGAGAAAGATAAATTGAAAGAAATAAAAACCTTTAATGTACCCACATGGATAGAATTATATTCACCATCTACTGAAAGTAGAATTGTAAATATATCAAGAAATCCTAATGAAGTTAATGAGGTTAAATGTAAAGTAATTAACTATCAAAAAGGTGCAAAGATAATGAGTAGTTCTGTAATTCAGGATAGTAGTAATGCTGAGGATTATATGAATCTTATTATCAAAGGTAAACTCCCTCAATGTATTCCATATAGTAGTATGATGGATTTATGGCAAAAAAATCTAAATCTTAATAATGTAGGATTTGGTGTAATGAATGTAATAGAAGAAATGATATTAGCTACTATGTGTAGAGATAGGAGAGACCCTAGTAAAAAATTCTGTCATGTAGTAACTACAGAACCATTAACAGATTATGATTATAAGATGAATAACGTTAGACAGATATGTCAGTATACTTCTACATTCAATGCTCTTACATTTGAGGATATGGATTCTATGATTACAACGTCCCTTAATAGAACAAAAAATAAAGGTGTTGAAACACCTTCTCCTGTCGAAGTTATACTGAAACAGTAGTGTTTCCAAGGGATACGGCAATCAAACATTAAAATAAATCTATAGAGTTTTATAATGAAATAAACTCTAATATTTCAAGTTAAGGAGATATAAAACATGGCACAAACAATACAGATTGTTCCTCGTTTTTCATTCCCACATATAGAAAGTTATGTGAATGACTACACACAGGTAGCAAATGACGAACAAGTCAATGCTGTTGATGTCTCAGTCATTGAAGCATACGCTGTTAGAGCTCCTAAGGGTGTTGATAATAGATGGATTAGAAAAACAAATAAGGCTGATGCCATTAAGACATTTGGTGATTCAAATTTTAAGAAATATGGTCAGCCATTAATGCAGGCATTAAATGTACTTGATCATAATAACTCAGCTGTATGGATGATGAGAGTCATGCCAGAGAATGCAGCTTATTCTAATGCAATAGTTTCAATTCTTTATAAAGCAGATACTGCAGCTGATACTCCAAAGGCTAGTGATAGAAAGTTTAGAATTAAGCTCGTTGCTAAGAGTAAAGAAAATATATCAACTGCTAAAGCACTTGCTACAGCAGCTAAGGGTACAGAATTCACAGACGCAGATGCAGAGACATATAAGCAGCTTCCATTACTTACAGTAAGATATTCAGGAAGAGGTGATTGTGGTAACTTCTACTCATTGAGAATTTCTCAGGCTCTTACATATGAAAAAGAATATGGTATTAAGATGTACAACTTTGAAGTACTTACATCAGAGAAAGGTCTTGTAAAAGATGCTAACTATGTAGGTGCATTAGTTTCTTCTATGAAGTATACTTCAGAGGGTTCTACTCTCATTGATGACGTAATAGATGAAGTTGACATTGATAAGACACCAGTAATCGTAAGATGTAATGATGAGACAGTTCAGGCAGTATATGATGAATACGTTAAGTTCATTAAGCAGCAGAATATTGACCTTAAGGCTCAGTATCAGACTGATCTTACTACATACAATATACCAGCAGACCAGTTGAATGGTTCACAACCAGTTGCTGCAGAGCATAAAGAAAATTATGCTAAGCTTATGCAGTTAAGCGAGCTTATAGCAGCTACTGATGTAGATAACATTCCTGATGTTGATATGTTTGACCCAATTTATGGTAGACCAGTTGAAGCAACTGGAGAACACTTACCATGTGTATATTATCCAAAGAAGCTTACAGCAGATGTTAATACATCAGCTCCAGATTATAATTCTAAGGATTATACAAACAGCACAGACCTTGTTATGTTTGACTCTATAAAGGGTCTTGTTCTTAAGAACGGTAACAATGGTTACTTTGATACTCCAAGAACAGTTCAGGACGATGGTGGACATTCAACAACTTGGACACTTGAGCAGGAGTATGAAGATGCATTATTGAAAGCATATAATGGTACTCATGATAGAAGAATTCTTTCTCCTAAGAGAATACCAGTATCTGCATTCTTTGATGCAAACTATCCATATACAGTAAAAAATATGATAGTTGATCTTGCTAAGACAAGAAATGATTGTAGAGTTTATCTTGATACTGGTATTATACCAAGTTTCTCTAACTCTATCGTTAAAGGTCTTATTAAGAATTATACAGTATTTGATAGCCATATGGTATCTGTAGATGTACAGAATTATGAGGTTAGAGAGTACAGCACAAATAAGAAATGTAATGTAACTACATCATACTTCACATCAGGTGAGTATGTTGATCATATAACAGAGAATGGAATGCATATTCCATTTGTTAGAGGTAATTGTACTCTTACAGGACATATCAAGGATAGCTTACAGCCAATCGTTGAGGAGTACGATAATGACCTTAAAGAGAGATTGTACAATAACAGATTGAATTACTTCGAGTGTATCGGAGAGAATTTATTCTATAGAGCAGTACAGAACACAACACAGAAAGCAGAAACTGACTTACTTGAAGAGTCTGATTCTACTATCCTTTATACATTAAAGAGATTAGTAGAAAGAGATACTGAGAGTCAGATTTATAACTTCTCTGATGAAACTGTAAGAAAGGATTTCGTTGCAGTAGAGAAAGCTAAATATGCTTCATGGATTGGTTCAATAGTTCAGTCTCTTGAGTTCAATTTCGCAACTTCAGAATATGAATTTAACCATTCAATTCTTCATCTTTATTTAGCAGTAGTATTCAGAGGACTTACAAAGAAGGCTATTATTGAGATTGATATCAATAAGCGTCAGTATGTTGCTCCAGCTGAATCAGCAAATGAATAAATAGAAAGGAAATTGGATTAGATGGGAAATACAATACAAAGCGGTATTAAATCGCATACAAATAATAACCTAACCAATTATGCTCTTTTCTTAGGTGGTACAAACGTAATTAACGAAGTTTTAAGATGTTATGACCCTCTTAAGACAGGTTATGGTCGTTTGTTCATGGTAAGAAAACCAGCATTCTTATTGGATCCTCAAACAGGTATACCTCAGCAGTTCAATAAGTTTAAGCATATCGTAGAATATGGTAATACCGAAATTACTGGACTTAATGACGTATCAGTTGAGTTTGGTTCTATTACTGGTGGTTATGTTGGTAAGTCATTTGAGATTCCAACATTTGCTCAGGATAGTACAACAAGCTTTACTGTTACAGTATATGAGTTCTCAGGTTCTCCTGTACGAGAAGTACTTCATACATGGATCAATGGTACTACAGACTTGATGACAGGTCTTTCACACTATAATGGTTCAAGTCTTGAGAAGCTTCAGGCTAATCAGACAGCAGAGTTCATTTATTGCTCTACAGATGTTACTGGTGAGAATATCGAGTACGCATGTTTGTTTGCTAACTGCTTCCCAGGTGGATTGAATATCGACGTATTTAACCAGCAGGGTGCACAGCACGAAGTTGTTACTACTCAGATTGATTTCCACTGTACAAAGTATGAGTCAATTCAGATAAACAAGATGGCTAAGGTACTCTTGGATAAGTATAAGATAGTAGCTAACTCTCTTAACTTCTATAGTGGATTTAATGCTTCAGACTTCAATGAGGCTCTTCATTATGATATTAAGAGTGGTAAGATGGTATCTGGTATGGGTAATTCATCTGTACTTAATAGACCACAGAGTATTAACTCTTGGAACTAATTGAATAGATAAAAAATAGAGAAGATAGTATAAATCTATCTTCTCTATTAATTTACTCAAATTAATCCATATGATGATACAATATATACTAACCAACATCGTTTTAAAAATAATAAAATGTGAGGTATATGTATGGATAAATATATAGAAATAGTGGGTAAAGATATTGATGAATTTGTTGATTTACTGGTGAATGAAATTCATAAAAGATTTCCTGATAATAATTATGATGTTAAAATATGTAATACTATTAGTACAGATAACCATCTTGAAATAGAATTCTCTCGTAATATATATGATTCACCACAAATTAATGAACTAGCTGAATCTAGGTTGAAAGCTATTCAAACCAAATAAAAAAAAGAGAAGGTAGAAATTAATCTACCTTCTCTAGTATTTTTATCTTCTTTTCTTTTTAGCTAGGTTGGAGAAATATCCACCTTTATTAATCAATTCGTCATAAGTACCTTGTTCTACTATCTTTCCTTTATCTATATAAAATATAGTATCTACATTCTTTATAGTTGATAGTCTATGTGCTACTATTAACACCATAACATCATTTCCTATATTATCAATAGCTTTCTGTACCTCTGATTCAGCTCTATTATCTAATGCAGAAGTAGCTTCATCAAATATTATAAGTTGTGGTTTTCTTATAAATGCTCTAGCTATAGTGATCCTTTGTCTTTGTCCACCAGATAATTTCATACCATTCTCACCTATTATAGTATCAATATTATCTGGTAAAGATTGTATAAATTCTTTTAGATTAGCTTTATCAATAGCTTCCCAGACATCATCATCAGTCACGTTAGTACAACCATATGTAATATTATCTCTAATACTACCATTAAACACTAATCCATTTTGTGATACAACACCGATACGCTGTCTGTATA